ATGATTACCACGCTGGAATACCGCAATAAGGTTCGCCAGAAGGCAACGCTTATTCGCGCTGCCGGCAAGGCAAAGATGCGCGAGCACTGGAATATCATCGAAGCAGCGTTGCAGTTCCACCGCTTTTACCGACTGGACTACTTCAAGCCCTACGACTACCAGTTCAAATGGTTTGAGTCGGGCATCTATGCCACGTTGCGCTATCTGTCTGCCGCTAACCAGATTGGTAAAACCTACGGTGGCGCCGTGGAAATGACTTACCACTTGACCGGTCTCTATCCTGACTGGTGGCCGGGACGTCATTTCGAGGTGACGGGCAAGGAGGTGTGCTGGGCAATGGGTGTAAGCCTGGAGTCCACGCGCAAGGTGTTGCAGAACTACCTGCTCGGCACGGATAACGCGAAGAAAACCCGTGAGTTCGGCAGTGGCACCATCCCGCGGGAGATGATCCGTATGGAAACACTGGTTCGCGATGGCGAGCTAGTGAAGTCAATCTCAATCGATAACGCAGCGGGAGGTTACTGTGAGCTGTATTTCTATGCGTCCACGCAATCGACGGATACTCTTCATGGCCAGAAAGTTTTATATATTTGGCTTGACGAGCAGCCGGACAACGAGCTGGAACTATCCAGTATCTTTGCGGCACGAACTATTAATACCGGCGGCATTGTTGCCGTCACCGCCACACCGGAAAAGGGCGCTACAGACCTCTGGCGTCAGTGCAAGGAAGATAACAGCCCGCACGTCCATTTTCAGTCAGCCACCTGGGACGACGCCCCGCACTTAAGCGAAGAAGCAAAAGACCGAATCCTTGCTGCCATCCCCTATCACGAACGTGAAATGCGCTCCAAAGGCATTCCTGTTGCCGGCATTGGCGCCATCTATCCCTACCGCGACGACGACATCACCTGCGAACCGTTCGATATCCCCGACCACTGGCTAGTCCTAGCTCCGCTGGACTTTGGTGTCAGCGGTAACCGTGACCCGTCAATCATCCTGTCCATGGCGTACGACCCGGATACCGGCGTGCGTTACGTCTTTGCCGAGTGGTCAAGCGAGATGGACAAGAGTGTCTACGCCAACAGCTACATGCCTGACTTCATGGCGCACAAAATCATCGGCCAGAAGCCTGACGACTGGGATGCGGTAACCCAATCCGCGCCGTTCGTCGGTATCGGTCTGCCTGGCATCGTGGTCAAGTCTCCGCATGATGGCGCAAACACCCAGCCCGGCACCAACCAGACGCGATGCGAAATCATGCGTGACGTCGGCGCCAATGTTGACCCGCGTCTTTGGGAATTACCGCCTGATATGGCACCACTGGAAAAGAACCGCCGGTCGCTTGCCGGCTCGATTGCCATCGCTGCCAACCTGTTTCGGGATGGAAAGCTGAAGATTTTCACGACATGCACGGAAACGCTGCGGGAACGCCGGGGCTATCAGTGGATCAAGAAAGGGCAAAAGACCGTCCCCATCGACAAAGACAATCACTTCATGGATGCCATGCGCATCGGTGCTATCCGCATTAGCTACGACGGCGAATACATGCAGGACGCACGTCAGCCGATCCCGAATAACACCGTTGACGGGAACCCCTACGAAACCGACATGGGAGCATACCACCTGTGAACCAGAGCGAACTGTTTACCGAGTTACAGAACAATTTCAACGCTGCCAAAGAGCAGCAGGACATGCTGGCCGATCGCTACAACAAGGCCTACATGATGTATCGCGGCGAACTGCCCGAGCGGCTCAAGCCTTCGGACTTGCCCGCTGACCGTGTGATGTGGAAGGCCTTCGAGAGCATTTATCCGGCCCTGGTGAAGCTGTTCACCGACAACGACAAGTCGCCGGCGCGGTTCAACAGCGAGGGGATGGCGACGACAAAGGTTGCGCAGGCCGTCACTCAGGCTGTGCACACGGCAGCGATGGGGGTGAACAACGCCTACAAGCTGTACATGCAGGCGATTAAGGAAATCCTGATCACAGGCAACCAGGCGGTAATGGTCGGTTATGACAAAAAGACGTATGAGACAGAGAAAGTCACTTTTACGGATGCATCCTTTGCGGCTATCGGCATCCATCAGAAGCTGCTGCAGCTGGGCGGCTATAACATCAAAAGCGAGATTGAGTTCAACGAGGAAAATCAGACCGGTACCGGCTGGATGCAGGGCGAAAGGGAGGTTAAATACCCGGTCATCAATTTAATCGACTTCAAGGATTTCTACCTCCACCCCGACGCGATGGATGTGGAGTCATCGCGCTATGTCGCCTACACCGAAAAGCTGACTATTGGTGAGGCTGTTGAGCGCGGATACGGCCGGAACAAACTGTCCAGGGCTGATGACATTGATACCAATGCCGGCCGTGGCCTGAGCAAGAAAATGCTGGTGATTAACGACATGAACGGCAACGACGCCGTTACTGCTGACTCCGTGCTGTCTGACGACAATAGCGACATCACGCTGTATCACCATTTCTGGCGCGGCTGCTACGACAGCGACAAGCAGCAGCTGCATTACGTCATCGCCACGGATGTCGACATCGTCAGCCATACCTCGGTGGATTATGTCCCGATCGTCCTGGGCGGCATGAGCACCGTCACCGGCAGCGCCTGGAGCGAGTCTCTGTACGACATCTGCGGCAGCGTGCAAATCAGCAAGACCCGCGCACTCCGCGCTATCCAGCGCAGCGCAGACAACGCTGCATACAGCGAATACCTGGTTAACGAGCAGCAGCTCACCCCGAAAGGGAAAGAGACGTTTTCAAAACGCGGGCCGGGCGCCGCTTACAGCGTCAAAGACCATTCCGCCATCACCAAGCTGCCGATCAACGACGTCCCGCGTGCGATGGAACTGCTTAACAGCGAACTGACCAGCCAGGAAGAAACCACCATTCAGGGGAGTGCCGGCAAGGCGCAGGCGCTGGAAGAGAACGGCCAGGCGTCAGGCGTGGCGGTGGCGCTGACGCAGGACAAACAGGAGCTGAACGAAAGCCAGATTGCATCCTGCATTGCCGAGACGTTCATCAAGCCGATGTACCGCATCCTGCTGCTCGTTCTCCAGGAAATGAGTAACGCCGTGGATATCGACGGCCAGCAGGTACCACTAAAAATGCTGCGCGCGGATATCGGTATGACTATCGATATCGAAACGGCTTATGACCGCGCCAACGCCGCAACGAACCTCATGGCCATGCTGAACAGCGGCACTCAGGCGCAAACGCTGCCGGCCAATGTGACCGACCAGAACCGGTATGAGATTTACCGGCTGTATGCCCAGGCTGCAACAGGGCAAAAGGACGTCTCCGCGTTCATCACACCACCAGACCAGATGCCGAAACCGTCGAAACCGGAAGTGCTCGCCAGGGCGCTGCTGGCTGTCGCCCATCTTCGGAGCCAGGTTGCTGCGTGTGAGCTTGCGGAGGCCAGCGTTAACGACAAAAAAGCGGAGGCCCAGAAGAAGTGGAACGACGCTGCAAAAGACCTCGCGCAGATTGCCGAGATTGTGGCGGGTATTGAAGTCGACAAGCTGGAGTTGTTGCTGAAAGTCCAGCAGGAAAAAGCCGCTGAGGCTGATGCGGTGACGCAGAACGCCCAGAACCAAGAGCAAATCAACCAGGAGAGTAACTCGTGAGCATTGAACAAAAGCCAGTAGATGGGGTGAACAATGACGAACCAATGGGCATTACCCGGACGTTGTTTGGACTGGAACCAGAAGCGCCAGCTCCAACAGGAACTGAAAGCGAAGACCCGGGCACAGAAGCTGGAACAGGAGCACCACCTGAAGACGCAGCGGATGCAGGCGGCGATACCGGCCACGAAGGAGGCGGCGAGCAAACTGAGGACGGCGCTGGAGGCGGCGAAGTCTGGGAAATCGACGGAACGGAATACACCGCCGAACAAGTAGGCCAGGCCGTTAAAGACCACGACATGTTCAGGCGTTACAACGAGTCCATTACGCCGCTGCTGGAAAATATCCGGGGGTACGGTGAGCAGGTGCAGCGCCACCAGACGCTGGCGCTAACCGAAACCGAAAAGGTTATCCAGGAGCTCCAGGCACGCATCGGCTCCGGCAAGCTTGACGCCAGGGAATACCAGGCGGCGCATATGCAGCTGGTGCAGGCGCAGCAGCGAATGGACTTGCTGAGCAACGCCGCCGAACAGGAGAAGGCGCAGCGCGAAAAGACCCTCGGTGCCGCACGTGAGCACAATGTCCGCCAGGTGGTCACGTCGCTGCTCAGTGCCGGCTGGTCGCAGCAGGATTTGACCCTGGCTAACCAACTGGCGAAAACGGCATTCAAGGCGGAGGTGTTTGTGGACTCCATCAACCCGCCGCTGATGGAGATTCTGCGTGATGCCGCCAAATACCGCGCCGCGCAGGAAGATGCGGCGGCGAAGCTGGCAAGGCAGGGCAAAAAGGCGGTGCAGGTCAATGCCACCAAGCCGACGCCGGTGAAAAAGACGACCACGAAAGTGGGTTCGGATGAGTGGATCAGCCAAACCCTCTGGAGGGCGAAATGAATATTTTCGGACGCGATAACGCGTCGACAACCGATTCCAGCAGCAGCACGACCAGCTGGCTGTCCGGTCTTATCGAGCCGATTGTGGCGGACTTCATCGGCAGCAACCCGTCCATCGACTACATCGACTCGATGGTCGCAGGGCTGACGCCTGCCCAGCAGGCGGCGCTCGACCGTTACGGCTCCGGCGCGGCGGTCGATACGGGTACCAACATCGCAAAGGGCGGCGCGTCGCTGATTCAGGAGCAGATTTCACGCATTGAGGGGCTGCTCAGCGGCGGGGCGAAATCCCAGTTCACCACCGGCGTCACTGGCATCTACAACGCGGCCGGCGGCTTTATCAACAACCAGAACCAGGCCATTCAAGACCAGGTCTACGCCGATATGGGTAACACCTTTGGCCAGACGGCACAGAGCAACATGGCATCAACCGCCGTGTCCGGCAGCAGTGCTGCGCAGAGCGCGACAAACAGCGTTCTGGCCAGCGGCGCTAACCAGATGACGCAGATGATGGCCGACGTCAGCAGCAACGTCCTCAAGGGGGCGGTAGGTATTACGTCGGGTGCCATGGGCGCAGAGATGTCGCTGATTAACGAGCTGCTGGGGGCGGGCGGCTCTATGGCCGGCGCCGGCGCAAAAATGGCTGCAACCGGTGCGAGCAACCAGTTCAAGGCCGGGTTGTTTGAGCAGTGGTTTAACCAGCAGAACATCAACAACGACCGCAAGAACACGATGATCAACAGCAACATGGAATGGGTCGATATGGCCGCATTACTGAGCGTCATCCTGCCAACGGCAGGCATTGACACAACCACCAACTCTACATCGACAGCCACGCAAAACAACGGTGGCTGGTTCTCGGGGCTTTAATTATGTGGGAAGCGCTTTTAAGCATGTTCGGCATGGGTGACACCGCGGCTGGCGCAGCAAGCGTTGGTGCTCAGGTCATTGCCGGTGACGACCCCGGGCTGCAAGCAGGGTTGAGTGCCAGTGATATTGCAGAACTTGACCGCCAGGCCGCACCTCCTGTTGCCTCTGACGGGATGGACGATTGGGTTTATGACGCCATCAAACCGTTAATGGGGCCGGTCATGAATGCCGCCTTGCGCCCTGATGTGGGCGCCCGCGCGCCCGTTGCGCCATCCGGTCACGGCGTCAATGTGAACACCAACGGGATCATGAAGCCGGTCGACGTACTGGGCAAGGCTGCGAACAACAACCCGCTCGACGAGCTCAACAAATGGAGCGCGCTATTCAAATGAGAAAGGTAACGCAGGAATTCAACACCATGCTGGCCAACTACGAGAAGCTGGCCGCCCATATTCTGGGGAGCGATGGTAAGGAAGATAAACCGGAGGACGACCCGCTCAAAATCGAGTGGGCCACCCAGGAGGGTTACCGGCCGCACTACAACCCGAACAGCGACGAGGTGTCCTGGATACAGCAGCCACAGCCCGTTTACCAGGTGCCAATGACCCTGAAAATGCAGGGCTCGATGAGTCCCGAGGCGCTGACCGAGGTTTACCCCATGTTTGCCGTGAAACAGCAGGAGGTTGACCCGTTACTGGTGCAGATTTTCGAGGCGGCACTCAAAGGTGACATCACCCAGCAGCGCGCCAGGGAGCTGACGTACCAGCTGCTCAGTGATACGTATAAAACAGCCGGCGCAGACCAGAAACCAACCGGCGCCGCCGCAAAATCATCAAGCTATAACCAAACCATCAGCAATGCAGCCAAGGGCCAGCGAGTGGCAGGAGTGAGCGAATGACAACGCAGTTAGAGCAGCAGCGGCAACTACAGATTGCGCAGGAACGCGCGCGGGCAATACAGCCGGTCACAGTCACCCCTAACCAGGGAAGCGTCGTGCCGGCCGTGTATCAACGAAACTATGTCCAGGAAGAGATGGACAAGTACCCGCAAATCACCCCACCAACAGAGGAGAACATCAAAAAAAATATGTGGATAGCGTCAGGCATGGTGGGACTGATGGCGGCACTGGCCACCGGTAATGCTGCTGGTGGCATCGCCGCCGGCATGGTGGCGGCCGTTGGTGTTCACGACCACGGCTTCGACCTGCGCCAGCGCGGGCAGTACATCCGCAGGCTACAGGAGGATGGTTACAGCTATCCGGCGATACTGGCGTGGTACAAGACCGGCGACAACAAGGAGCTGGACAAGGAACGCGAGTACATGTTGCAAAAGGATAAGTTCAAGGAGGAAAAAGACGAGTTCACCCAAACCGAGGAAGACAAGCGTTTGGATCGGGAGCAGCAAGCCAGGCTTGAGCGCGACCGGCTGGATAACCAGATGAATATCGCCAGGATGCACGAGGCCGGCGCTAATGCGAGGGCGGTCATGCAAGCCGACGCAACCAGGGAGGCGCAATCCAAGAGTGGTCTTACCCAGATGAACATGCAGCATCGTCAGGCTCTGATGAATGCTGCGAAAATGGACGCTGACCAATTTAAAGCCATGACTAAAAGTCAGGCTGCTGCCGACAAGGCGGTAGCGGATGCAAAATTGGGCACTCCGATAGCGCTTCAGCAGATGCTGTTAATGGGGCAATTGATTGACGCGCCTAATGCATCAGTGAAGTTAACTCAACTGCATCACATGTCAGAGGGGGGCCGCCCACGGCCTGGTAGATAAAGCGCTCCAGACCGCTAATAACCTTGCTACAGGTAAACCTGTGACTGATGAACAAATGCAGGAATTGCTACAGGTTATCGCTGCTGGACACCAGGCTCAGACAGATACGTATTATAAGCAGGTTGGCAGGCAGGCATCTCGCTACAAAGATGATCTCGACAAGGCCAAGTATGCGGTCGAACAATTCCCTGCGGACGCAGGCGCTAAGGCGCAACTAAAACTTAAAAGCCAAGATTATGACGACTTTTCTATCGCTGCGGGGCTTAACCCTCAAGAGTTGGATTATGCGGTGCGCTTGTACAAGGCTTCGCCAAAAGTCATGGAAGAGAATCATGATGCCCAGACGTTTGGGTCTGGCTCTGCTGTGGGCAGTTCTACAGGTTCTTCGAGTGTCACCTATAAGGAGCCTGAATAATGCCAAATGTCATGTTGCCAAATGGGGTAATGATGAGCGGGGTTCCTGAAGGGACTTCGTGGGAGAAGGTTGCAAAAAGTGCAGTACAGCAAGGAGTGGCAACGCCTGAAGATTTTAAAGGCTACCCAGATATCTATGCTCAATTAAAACCACTGTCAAATACCCCCACGACAGCACCACAACCAAGCAGTGTGGGGATGGATGTACTGCGGGAGCAGGGGCGGCAGAACGCCATCGCCGCATCGAGTCCTCACGGGCAAAGTATGGCTGATGGCCTGGCTCAACAATCGGAGGCGTTGCGCCAGTCACTGGGGAAAACAGCTCAGGAGCGCTGGGGTAGTGAGTCGCCGGAGGAGCGCCATCGGGATATTGAAACTGTTACAGGGCTTGCATCGGGTGTGCTTGCGTTAACGGGAATCGGTATTCCTGCAGCAATGGCTATAGGGGCGGCAGGCACCACAGCAGGGGATTCAGTTGCAACGGGAATTACTACGGGTGGCAAATCGTTTGCACCTGAGCATATCGGAGAGGATGTTTTGTTAGGGGCGGGTGGTGGCGCTTTGCCGGGTGTTGTGACGGGAAGTAAAGCAGCAGTTAAGGCGCTGACTGAGCGGCTTACGCCTCGCACTGCTGCATATCTTAAAGGGGTGCTTGAGGGGGGGCTTCCGGCAAAACCGGGTATTGTGTGGCAATCAGCAGACAAGCCACCTGTCACCACGGAACCAGAGATTTTAGACGATGTATTGCCAGTTAACCCCAAGGCCGAAGAGCAAGTAACTAGCACGGGGCTTGATGAAATTCGTGCCGAACAAGCTTTGCATGACCAAAAAATGCAGCAGCTTTCCGTGCACCGATTATCAAGCATTGAGGCATCTAGCTACATGCGGCCAATGTTGGAGCAAAGCGAATCTGGCAAGATTGGCAAGACTCCCGCAGCAGCCTTGCAGATGTACCGTGATTTTACAAAGGGGTACAGGCATTCGGCTGTTCCGCATGCTGGCACTGAAGAGGGATTAGATCATTTAGCTAATATGCCCTACTACGAAGCCAGGATGAGGGCAGATAACCCGGCATTACATCGTATCGTGACGGCAATTGATGCGGGTGAGAAGGTGGACGCTGATGAGTTTCTTAATGCTTTGGCATCTTACGATTTGCGGACAAAATTCGACGTGATGGATTATGCCGCCCGCCTTCCGGCATCCTATGCTGATCATCTAATTGGCCTGATGCGCGATGCCCCAGACGTTGATAGGTGGCTTACAGGTGATGTGCTTGATAATGCGTTAAGCGGCAAGGTGACAACGCTATCGAAAAAAATGGTTGAGGACTATCGCAATGGCATCAGGGACGTTATGCAAAACGAGGCGGAGGGCTTGCAGGAGGCAATAAGCAAGGAATACGCCGTTGCCCGCGATCGGTTTATGATTGCCACGGATGAGGGGGAGAAAAACCTCGCGACGGCACTTGACCATAAAATGAAAGCCCTGACAAAAATGAATAAATCAGTCCAGCACTTTGCCGAGACAGGCGAGTGGAAGGGCGGCATTGATGCAGATGACGAGGCTATATATCAGGCCATGGCGTTAACGCATGACGAAGCCCGTAACGGACTCCTGGTCATGGAAAAATTTAGGCGGCTGCGCAGCCTGGGTAATGCTCAGCCTGTGGTGGGGGAGCAGACGGGGTTAGATGCGATGGCGGACAGGACGGCAGATTTAATATCGGGGGTTCTAACGGTTAAAACTGGCGGCGCTGGTGCGGTTGCGGCCCCGGTTGTCAGAAAAACGGTGAGAGCTGCGGCGCGTAAGGTTCGCCGCAATGTTATTAAGGGCAGGGCGGAGCTTGCGGCCGCCGCAAAGGAGGCAGCGAAAAATAAATAGATTGACAAGTAACATTTACAAATGATCGAATAAACGCGCTGTAAACATCTGATATCAACTCGAGGGCGGGATTGCCCCATGGGGAGGCCACCATGACATGGCTGAACTACATTCATACGAACTGATAGGCGTCAAAGAAGAAGTCGCAGATTGGATTTCTAACCTGGCACCGACCGAATACCCCTTTTCGGCGATGATCGGAAAGGCGAAAACTCACAACGCTATGTTCGAATGGCAGTACGACACCGACGCGCAACCGGACACGGATAACGCGCTGATCGAGGGTACTGACTACGGAACGCTGGATGATTCCTTCACGCCCACGTCGATGCTCAAGGGCTACACCCAGATTCTGGCCAAGGTGATCAAAGTCAACGGCACCACTGACGCCCAGGCAAACTGGGGGCGTGGTAAGGAATCCAACTACCAAACCAACAAAAAGAGTCGCGAGCTCAAGGCTGACCTTGAAGCGTCGTTCCTGCGCAACGGTAAAGCGCAACCGGAAGACAAGGCGGCAAAAGTCCCGCGCAAGTTGGGCGGCTATTTGTCCATGGTCTCCTCGACCGATGGTGGCGACACTGTCGAAGGGGATCCGCTGACCGGCGCTGTCACGTTCAAGACGGCAGCAGGCGAAACGCCGACGGCTGAAGAGATTTTGGCGGTCATGACACAAATGTGGAAGGCCGGGGGCCGCCCTGAAATCCTCATGTGTAACGAAACCATGAGCAGTGTTATCTCCGGCATGCAGGAGAACACATCCGGCTCGCGCGCTCGTCTCTTTGAAAACACCGAGAAAATCACCCTCGAAGTCAACACCATCACCGACCCGCTGGGGCAGACCGTCAAGGTGGTCTACAACCGCTACATGCCGGATGACACCGTGTATATCTTCAACCCGGAAGACTGGCAGGAAATGGTGCTGCGTGCGCCACGTCATGAGCCGTTATCCAAGGTGGGCGACTTTGAGCGTGTGGCTATCGTGATGGAAGTGGGCCTGCGTCACCGTAACCCATGGGCCAGTGGCGCGGTTGTGGGAAAGCTAGCAGCTTAACTGACGCCGGAGCAGTCCAGATAAGCGTAGATAACGAGACGTGGGATACGGCCTTTCCGGCCGGGTTCCTCGTCGCTGGCTCCGAAACAGAGTTCTGGATACGTGTAGACCCTGAGTCACTTGTCGAACCGGACGACGGTACGTACGAGTATGACTTCAGTGTCAACCAGGCAGCTGGTGGTTTGTCGCTGTACAACGTCGACCACAACCTGGCACACGTCACGGGCACCACGCAGGCAGACCAGGCAGGGTTGGAGCTCGATGTCATGTGTAAGGTAACTGACAGCTCCGGCACGTTAGCGCTTTCCGGTTCTGTTAATGGCACGTGGGGCGAACCTGAAGTGCAACAGGGTGAACCTGAAGAGCAACAGAGCAAAAAATCCAAATCAACCAAATAACGCAAGCCCCTTAACTGGGGCTTTTTTGTTGGAGACAAGCCATGAAAGCAGCACTGGCAGTCACTGAAATCGCGCAGATTTGTTACGCCGGCGTGTCCGCCCTCCGTGAGGCAACAGGGGGGGGTAACCAGCCTGAATGGGTCGACCTGGAGCCGGACAAGCAGGGCGTCATTATCGACTACATCACCCAGTTGTTGACCGGCCGCGCCATCCCGGACAGCCACGAAGGTGAAGTTATCCGCCGCATTATCGCCGTCGTTCGTGACGATAAGAAGGCGCTCAAGTACGCATAACCAAGGCGGCTACGGCCGCCACTTAGCAGGTGCTATATGTCAACAACCTACAACAAACTGATCGCCGATATTCGGCTTTATTCCGGCCGCACGGACACGGAAGTGGTGGTGGCCATCCCGCAGTTTGTCGCTGCCGCCCAGGCAAAGCTGGATAGCGAGCTGCGTATTGCCGAGATGATCGGCACGCAAACCATCAAGGCGTCCACGCTGACCATCACTCCGGCGGATGTACTGGAGCTGATTAGCGTCATCACCGGGGATTACGAAGCGCACCAGACCACGCTGGCGGAGGTGCTGCGTATGCGCGGGTTTAACATTAACCCATCGCATCACGTGTTCGCGATGAACGGTAAGAACATCGAGCTTATCACCCCCACTGACGTAACCATCACCGCCTTCCAGACGCCGCCACGCATCAACAAGGACAAACAGACCAACGCCTACACCGACGGCGCAGAGAATGCCCTGCTGTGGCTGGCGCTGTCTTATCTCGGCGTCTTTGCACGTGATGTCGAGATGACGCAGTCCTGGGCGCAGTTGGCGAGTAACGAGATTGAACGCCTTAACAACAGCTACCAGGCGTACGCCGTCAGTGGCGCCATCCAGGAGCATAACAATGAGTACTTCTGACGAATCACGCCAGCAGTTGAAACTGCTGCGCGTTATTGGCTTTGGTGGGCTGGTCACGGTCATCGCTACGGCCGTGGCCATCGCCCAGTACCAGGAAAAGAATCAGCTCAATATCGACTACCTGAGGTCGCAGCTGGATGACGTGCAGCTGCAGCTCAGGGAGTTAAACGCCATTGATAATGATCTGCGCGTTATCCGCTATCAGACCGAGGATAACACCCGCCGTATCGCAAAGATGGAGGAGAAAACCGATGCCCATTGAACAGGCTGTATACGTTAGTGAGCTGGTGGAAGACTGGCCGCTTGGCACTGACCCACAATCTGCCGGCGATGACCATTTTCGCCTGGTAAAGAAGGTCATCAAAAACACCCTCCCGAATGCCACCGGCGCTATCACCGGCACGCCGGAGAACCTGAACAACCTCACCGACGGCATCACCTGGCGAAAGTCGGACACGGCCGGCGTTCCCAGTTATTACAGCGTCGACAACCCGGAGGTGATGCGGGAGGATATTGTCCAGGAACGCGCATCCATCGCCGCCCGCACCCCGTCGTTGGACGATGTCAAAAACATCCCGGAACTGCTGCTGACCTGGCAGGCGCTCCAGAACCTGTTTTACCCGATTGGCTCTCAGTACGTGAACTACACCGACTCCCGCAATCCGTCCGAGATTCTGGGGTTCGGTACCTGGGTGACGGTGGTAGGGATGGTTGCCGGCGTCGGCAGCGCCACAGACGACGTTGGCTACACCAAAACGCTCGATGCCGGTTACCAGGCTGGCAGCTGGCGTGTCCGCAATGAGCAGATTGTTCAGGTAAGCCTCGACCTGGACGCTTGGACAGAACTGGCCGGCTCGCATAATCATGAGTACAAACGCTACATGAACGGCGGGGAGAACGAGCAAAACCATATCTCGATCGATGATGTTCCGTTCGGTTGGAGCACAGACTGGACGTCAACCACGCCAGACCACTCACACGCCGTCACGGGAGCGGTCATCATCGGCTATGGCCTCCAAGAAGACGCCACAAAACCCGCGTTCTTCAATCCATACTACGGAGCCTATATCTGGAGGCGCACAGAATGACCAGCCCAGCCATTACCAAACTTGGCGCCGTCGGCCTGGCGCTGGACGGTGACGACACTCTTTTGCCGGACAATGCTTTTACGGACGTGAACAACGTCCGCTTCGATGCCCGGGAAATCGTCCCGTATCTGGGCACGGAGCCTGAGCCGTACTATGCAACCAGTATTGACGGGGTGGTACACCAAACAGAGGCTTACCGTATGCAACCCATCATCTTTGATGGGTTCAGCAATGGATCTTCATTGCTTTACCTGCTGGGGCGCAGTTCAGCATCCGTTGCTATCTTTCAGCAGAACATGGGTGAGCCAGACCTGAAGGTACTGACCGTTACCGATTTCTCGATGGACAACACCTGGCTGTTCTACAAGGGACAAATCAACAACTGCCCCTTTTTCGGTCGCCAGGGCCACGCACCCATCGGCAAGCAGTACGACTGGGTAGCGTTCGACTCTCTGCCAGGCTGGGGAGAGCAGACGGGCGGCGACCAGGTTGTTGTCACCCGCCGCTGGACGTGCTCCAACCTGGTGTCATTTGATAACCGGCTGCTGGCGCTCAACACTACCGAAGAGACCGCCGGCGGCGTCGATATTCCGTACCCGAACCGCATACGCTGGAGCGGATTCGCCCAGGAGAACGCGCTTCCCATCAACTGGGACGACACGGCCGGCAACCGCACCCCGGAAGAGTACGCCGCTGCGGTGATTGACGGCTTTGCCGGCTGGCAGGACTTGTCCAGTGGCAGCCAGATAATCGACGCCTGCGAGAATGGCGGCACGCTTTATGTTTACACCGCCCGGGAGACTTTCAGCCTGACCCCGTCGGGCAATGACCAGGCACCGTTCGTTACCAAGCTGCTCTACAGCGATATGGGCTGCGTTGATATCGGCTGCTGCGTCAACGCCCACGGCTATAACTATGTGTTCACCGGCGCTGACGTCATCCGCCACGACTCCGTGAGCCGCAAGTCGATTGCCGAGGGGCGGGTGAGGGAGTACCTAGCTGAACTGGCTAACGAACACAAGGCGGGCATGGTGCGCCTTGCGGTGTTCCCTGAACTCTCTGAAGTCTGGGTTATGTGCTACGGCCGCGACCAGGACGACGGCGACTACGCCAAAACCTACGCGCTGACTTACAACTACATCAACCAGACCTGGGGGAAAAAGTCGCTGCCCTACATTTATGACACTGATTTTTTGCCGGCACCGCCGGACGACCCGGAAATGGTATGGGATAACGACGCGGTGGCCTGGGACAGTGAGACCCAAAAATGGAACCGCAGCGTAGAGCGCGTCGCCCAGGGCAACATGTGCGGCTCTTGTAAAAAAGGCGGTATCTACTACTTGAACAAGGGGTACTCGGAGTGGTCGCACGATTACGTAAACGGTGAGTGGCGCATGCAGAAGACTCCGCTCAGCTGCTACGTCGAACGCCGCGGCCTGGAGTTCGGCGCTGGCGGCCGCTATATGGTGACCGAGGCTTACCTCAACGGCAGGGGCACCAATGCCGTCACGCTGGCCATCGGCCGCGCCAACCACCCAGGCAGCGGCTACACCTGGTCAGAACAAAACGTCAACCTGACGTACTGGCGGCGCAGTACCTGGCGCGCCGAAGGCGGCATGCACGCCTACCGCATGACCATCACCGGCGAGGGCAATCTGCCGTCAGCCATCACATTTAAGGTAAGGAGCACGGGACGATGAACGCAGCAAAAGAGCAGGTTGCCGCCGCAAAGCTGAAGCAGAAACAGGACGCCATGCGCCGCGCCAGACAGCAGCTGCCTGGCAAATCCATGATGGCCACCATGACAACAGCAGAACAGAGCGAGGTGACGGAACGGCCACCGAACCTCTACCGGGCGCCAAAGATAAACCCGCCGTCGAACCTCATGGAGTTGACCAGGTTGTTGCAGCAGGAACTGACCAAAATAGAGATGGCTCAGTCCTACCTGCTGACCCTCTGGAAGAAAACGCAGGAGCAGCAGGAAAACTAGCCCACCCAGCCCGGTTCGCCGGGTTTTTTTCTTTTTCGCCTTCCTGATAATTTAATTCTGAATAACGTACGGCTTGCGCAATAAATGAGCGCCGTTCTATAAAGTTTGCATTGATTTAAATCAAAAGAGTTAAGTATATGAAGACCCGTCTTATGAACAAGCGTTTAACGTTATCCAGATTGATTATTACTGCCATGGATATGGGGTATCTCATCAAGCTACGGGGGCGAGATATACTGGTCTTTGTCCTTCAAGACGATGATACATTTGTGGAAGAGGCGTTCAGCTATAGCGAGCTGAGAAGCCCCAATAAACGTAAAGAGGTGCTGAAAATCCTGATTAAGTGGGCAGGCAATAATGATGAGGAGACGATAATTTGGCACCAGGCCCAGGCATTGACCAAGAATGCCTGGAAGTAACAATCAGCAACCCAGAGCTGCTTGATAAAGGTTTAATTACCGAGGGCGTCAAAATGGATGCAGGCGTAATCGTATTTTGGATAGTGTGGCTGGTAATAATGTTATTTTTCCTTTTCTTAATAATGACTTATGTTATCAGTGAAATCATTAGTGAGGTAATTGAACTCATCACCTGGAAAAACAGAGAAATCGAAGGCGAAATTTTCAACGACTATTCAGAGGTTCCGGAAGTAGAACCAGCACCAGGGAAAGAAAGTAGCATGCAGTAATAATAAAATACCCTCATCAGCCCGGTTCGTCGGGCCTTTTTTTTTTGCTATCACCTGAAAATTTAATTATGAATCATGTCTACGTTGCGTGATGAAAATATATCGATCTATAAGTTGAGTTCATTACAGCTAATAGGTGAGCGTATGACTTACATATTGTTGGGTGTACTGGTGATGGCTGGCATAGGAGTTTTGATCTACATGCCTGCATGGCTGATTTATGTTCTGTGGAGATGGGGTGAGTGATGAGATTTAAGGGTGGGTACTGTTCACCCGACTGATAAGCAAGGAGGCCCCATTAGGGGGCTTTTTTGCCTCTAGGACACAGGAGGATATATGCATACAGAAAACATGTGGGATAGCGTTGCCGTATGGTTTCACGATCTCGTCCCATTGGTAGTTCCTTTGGCGCTGATAGTGTTAGTGGTGGTCACCGTCTGCGTTGCACTCATTGCCATTGGTGATACCTGGGGGGGGTGATGAACATAAAGAAGGTGATAATGGCGACAGCGGTTTTTGCTGGCTTCACAGGGCGCTATTGCTGCGGGTTCCAGCTCGTGGTTTGAGATTGCGCATTCGGCTGATTACACTTCTTACGGAAAGAAAGGCTCCTTCCATAATGCTGGCGGTTCCTCGTCAATACTGATTCAGGAGGTTGGTGAGTATGATCGCCGGGTCTCACATTACAAGGCCTCAATTAAAAATAAGGACTGTGATAATGGTTACGGGGTGGTGAGTTACCATCATTTAGATGGCAAACTTGATTTTCGCTCGGAGTACATGGCAGATGGAAACAGCATGACCGATGGTCTAGGGGATTTGATTTGCGGATTCAGAGCACTTAATAACGGAAAAAAAACTTAGAGCTAGCCAATCCCCTTCGGGGGATTTTTTGTGGCCGTTATAGTGGAATGATAAGGATAAATATATGGTTATTAATAAAGTATGGGTGGTGGCATTTTTGATGGTTATTACTGGCGGTGTCAGCGCGAAGGATAAGCCTTTAGGTGGAAAGGCGTTTATCAATCACGATTATGTGTGTACGGGAGTAAGCACGGGGAGGGCTGCGGCAATGACGGTGCAGGAACTGCCCGGTGGTGCAAGTAGTATCACTATTGCAGAAAACACCCCAAAGCCAATTACTGCGAGTCTGACTGCGATGGATGATCAAACCAGGGCCTCAAGGCAATATAAGTTAGATTTTGGCAATGGGGCAAAGGAAGTGCTTTTGCTATCTGATCTCACAAAAATCGCCACGGTAACGATGCTTAATGCCGTGGGGTTGGAAGTGTTTACTTCACTGGTGTGTTATGAGGATTAACGGTAAAAACTAGGCCGCACAGGAATCCCCTTCGGGGGATTTTTTGTTTCCATGCGGTATCATTTAAGTGTACCCAAACGGAGAGTGGCCCCGATGTGGTGAATCGGTATCGTTTATTGTCTTTGTTGGTGGTTAATGAGACGGTACAATAATAGCTAGAAGCAAATGATACTTAGGGGAGGAGTATGAAAATAGGATACATTCGCGTTAGTACGTTAGACCAAAATTTGGAGCGGCAGACTGAGGTCATGAAGTCAGAAGGGGCCGAGAGGATTTTTCAAGATAAAGCCTCTGGGAAAAATAACGACAGGCCGCAACTAAAGAAAATGCTTGAATCGCTTCGTTCGGGTGATGTGGTGATTGTAAAGTCGGTAGATAGGATGGCGAGAAGCTATAGCGCATTTTATTTGATTTGGGAAGAAATCAAGGAGAAGGGCGCCAGCCTCCGGGTTGTTGATTTGGGAATGACTCTCGATAACTCCCCCATGACTGCTTTTTTGGTTAGCATCATGGCCGCTGTAGCTGAGCTTGAGCGAGGCATGATAAGGGAGCGACAAAAGGAAGGTGTCAAGATAGCCAAGGAGAAGGGGGTTTTACACCGGGAGAAAGCCGGATATTGAAAAGCATAATCAAATAATAAAGTTGCGACGAGCTGGTCTGACAGTCGATGAAATTGTGAAAACCCTAAAAGTGGGGGCGAGCTACGGGTGTTTAGGGTAATGAAGCTGTACACGGATGAGGAGGGGGTCTTAAGGGATCCTGGTTGATAAACACAACCATATGATAAAAGTGACATATTCCCTTTTGGTGTTGCATGTCAAAAAAGGTCATAAAAAATACTTGTGTTTGTATGTCAAAAAAGATTATAGTTATTGTGTCGAGGCGGAAGGAGGGTTTGATGAAGCTAATTGATTATATTGAAAAAATACTTTAATGGGAATAAGTCGGCTTTTGCCAGGCATGGAAGGTGTTGATCAGGCATATGTTTATAAGTGGCTAAAAATGGAGTGCATCATTGTTGATGGCAAGCTCTATAGCCCGCGCCGAGAAATGAAACCCGGTAGACCTGAAAACCAAATAAGCGAAGCAGGAGCCATTTTTAATAGCCGCCTCGTGCGGGCTTTTTATTGCCCAAAATCAGCCAAAAGGAGCAATAGATGAACATCGAACAGCAACACAAAGCAGCAGTAGCCATGGCCAACACCCCCATGATCCGCACCATGACTGACTACCAGTTGGTGGTTCAACACCGCACTGCTAAGGAGGAGAAGAACGACGTCATGCGCTTGGCTATTGAGATTGAACTGGAGCGCCGCGGCCGACCTGGAGTATCAGGCGGTGAAGTACTTCGAGCGTTTCAAACCGGCATGCTCCACAGAGCAGCTAGACCGCGTGGCCGCAAAGTTTGACCTCTACGGCTCCCTGGCGGTTCTGGGCAGGCTCTGAGGTCGTGTCACGCTGCGACTGGAGCATCTAAGTGAAGGTATCCATCAACAACAGAGGTAATAAGCACATGAGGGTGACGGTATGAAATCAGAAAAGCAGTTCTGGTATGAGGTAGGTCAGAACATGAGGCTGGCCAGGGAAAAGCGCAAAGCCAACGAACGGGAACGGGAACACGCAGAAAAGGCCAGGGAAGAGCCGATAGTCACACCAGATATTGCCCCCAAACTCCGCGCCGCACTGGAAAAGGCGAAAGGGAGTATTAAGTGAAAATACATGCATAAGCTGTTTATAAATAAATATACGCCGGCGTCGTATTGTTTAAATGTGACCAGAATCAACTTGTAGTTATTAAATCAGTAAAAATAATTGCCAAAAAGGCATAAAAATTCACTATGGAATACTGCCCATCGCACGGTTTGACGAGCGAGGCGGCAATGAAAGATAAAAGGAAATCGATATTTGAACGGCTCATTGACGAAATGTCAGATGATGAGTTACGGGATATTATCGCCTTTAACTCTGAGAGCGCGCGTAAAAATTACAGCGTTCTATCCTATGCAATTAAAGTAATGAGGAAGAGAAATGAAAAAGTTAATTCGCAAAATCGCGGAGTTTTTCCGTGCACACCAAAAACTAAAGCTGGCTAATTCATACATTGCATTTCTGCGACACGAATTGTCTGCATTTAGCGAAAACGTTAGGCAGGAACAACGTTTGGCAGAGGAATGCCGTAAAGAAATTGAAATGCATAAGGGGGCAAACTATGACTTGACCAAAGTAAACAAGCATTTACTGGGGCTCTGCGAGCAGTTAAGAAAAGACCTGCATCAGCGCGGCAGCACGGATGCGGAGGAGGGATTTTATTAATGGTGTGTAAGGACATCATACACCAATGGGAGGATGATCTCTCGGCTGCAATATTGAATCCTGCATGTACGAAGTTCTTAAGCAGAGAGAGATGACCTGTATTAACAGGGATCTGGGAGCTGAAAGAATGAAAAAAGTAATCCGGAGGGCCTCCCGCGGGGAGGTTGATGGATTTGCGAGCGCGTTATATGGAGGTGCTATCAAAAAAACCGCTAACCAGTCAGGAAATTAGCGGGAGTGCTTTGATATATCCCGCAAAGGAATTAATAAAGAGAATGTCTGTTTTATTACACGAACGGAAATCATACCAAGTGATTGCCGGGGATTGGTTCGTGAATAATAAAAGGGGAGAGGGAAAGGGAATACCGTTTGGTCCGTATTAACACAGATAAATCCATCGCAAAGACAAAGGTAAAACAGGCTTTGACAATTTCTAATTACAAAAAGGAGGAGCGAGAAAGACAGAGAAAGAAACCGAAAAATAGCAAAGGTGCGCGCCAGGCTTATTAAAGCTGGTGCATATAGCGATAGCGAAGAAATAAACATACGCACAAAACGTTGAAGCACATCCCAAAATCAAATCAATAAGGACGGTGAGCATGAAAAGTAAAATCATCCCCCTGCTATGCCAGGAAGAGGGCACGGAGCTGATGCCATACCACGATAGTCTGGGTTATCCAACGGTAGGCACCGGGTTTAAAATTGGCCCGGCCGGTGTCCCGTTGGATAACTACACCTTCTCGCTGACACAGCCGGTCAACGACGTCTGGTTGCAATCCCTGGTCGATGAGACGATGGCCAAAAATGCTAGCCGACGAAGAAATCACGGAGGCGTTGCAGCACTGCAATCAGCCACGCTGTGATATCTTGACCAGCATGGCCTATCAGATAGGGGTTGCCGGCCTGGCTGGATTTCATAAAATGCTGGAGGCGATTTGTGATGAAGACTGGGACGAAGCGGCGGCTCAGATGCTGGACAGCAGTTGGGCAGAGCAGACCCCGGAACGCGCAGAACGGCAGGTCGAGGTCATGGAGTCGGGGCAGTGGGCACCAACGTACGACTTTGAATAACAATCAGCCGCCTCTGGGCGGCTTGCTTCAGGAGGCGAGATGATTGAACGATATCTTTCAACTGACGAGGTGTGCGATATCATCAAGCGAACCAAGCCCACACTCTGGGCCTGGATCAAGGCGGGGGACTTTCCGCCGGCGAACCGCACAAAAATCAGGGAAGGTGATTGGTTGGCCACCCAGCGTTGTTGAAAAATGGCAGGCCCAATGCAAAAAATAACACCTAAGCCGGCGTCACAGCCGGTTTAGTTTATTCTCCCACGCCTCAAGCCCCTGCCGCTTCTCTCTGATGTAATCGTACCGGTCATAATGCTTTGACGAGACCCCGGGGCGCTTGTGGTTCTGGATGCGGTCGCGCAGCTCGATGCTGAGTCCCATATCGCCGGCGAGGGTTTTAAATGTGCGTCGGATGTCGCGTGGCGTGAATGGCTCCAGGTCGTAGTCGTAACAAAAATCCTTGATGACCCGCGAGTAGTGTCCTGTATTGCGTAGGCTATCAGGACGGCGGGGTGAGGGGAAAAGGTGCTCCGACTTATGGCTGTTTAGCTGCTCGGTGACAAAATACCAGGCTGTATCGGTAAGCGGTACCACATGCCAGTTAAGCGACTTGGACAGTTCGGGCGGAATGGACAGCGTCCTGTCTCGTTCTACGACACTCCTCCGATAATTTTTGATGATTTCCCACGGCCGCTGGCCGCCGGTGTACAGAGAAATCATGAACAGTCGTTCCAGGTCGCGCGGCATGCCCGACGCCCCGGATTTTATTATCGTCAGTATCTTGGCCAACTCATCCCAGGACAAAAAGCGGTCAAGCGCCCTGTCGGCGCCAGGCTGGTCTGGTATGGCTGACACGGGGTTCATTGTCATACCGTACCGTTGCGGTTTGTCGACGCTCATTGGGTCGTTGTCCGCATGCAGTCCGAAATTGAATGCGGCATGCATAACGGCGCGTAGCTTGCTTGCGCCACCAATCGCCCCGCGGCGTATCATGTCACTCAGTACCAGCCTGATTTGGTGTGTCGTGACGTCCTTGGCCGGCGTTTTGGCGTTGATATGGCCGCAGGTCAATACGCCGTTCAACCGCCGCTCACTGAGTGCCCACGCCCGCTTACCCCGTATTTTCTGGTTGCTGATGTAGTCTGCAAACAGGTCACCCACACTGGCATAGCCAAATATGATGGCGCCGCCGTTCTGGAGGCTGGCCATTGCTGCCCGTGCCTTGTCCTGGGCAACCGAAAGTGTGATTTGCGGATAATCACCGATGCGCTCAAACCTTGCCTTTCCCCCTGCAAAGTAGCGGTAAACAAACACCCGACGGCCAGAAGGGTAAACCTTCACGCCCAAGCGTCCGGTTCCACGCGTGGCAGCGGCGTGCCACACGTAGTAAGCTGATGCTTTGGGCTTGAGCCCCTTAATTTTTGTGTCGGTCAATAAAATATTTGGCAT